GGTCCGGCTATAAGGTGGTCGAGGGCAGGAGCAAGCGCCAGTTCCTTGATGTGAAATCCGTGGTAGCGGCTGCGGAGAAAGCGGGATACACCGACATCTATAAGACTGAACTGATATCCCTAACGGAGTTTGAAAAGCTCATGGGGAAGAAAAAGTTCAAGGAGATCCTGGGGGAGTATGTGGTCAAGCCGCCCGGCAAGCTGGCGCTGGTCCCGGAGTCCGACCCCAGGGAGACGGTCGATCTGCAGACAGCTTCCGATGAGTTCACCGCCCTGGAATGAGGGCTGTGATGATACACAAACCAATAACACAGAGTGAATATGGAGGATTTTATTATGGCAAACAAAAACGCAAGCGCAACAAAGGTCATCGTTCCGTGCCGCATCTCTTTCGCCAACATCTTTGAGCCGAAGAGCATCAACGGCGGCGAGGAGAAATATTCCGTTTCCTGCCTGATTGAGAAATCGGATAAGAAAACGCTGATGGCGATCCACAAAGCGGTGGAGGCGGCGAAAGAGGACGGGAAGGTCCGTAAGTGGAGCGGCAAGATCCCGCCGAACCTGAAACTCCCGCTCCGTGACGGCGATATTGACCGCCCGGACGATGAGAACTACCAGGGATGCTTTTTCGTGAACGCCACCAGCAAGGACGCTCCCCAGGTGGTTGACCGCAAGGTACAGCCGGTCACAGACCCCATGATGGTCTATTCCGGCTGCTACTGCAACGTCAGCATCAATTTTTACCCGTTTAACGCCAACGGGAACCGCGGCGTCGCAGCCGGCCTTGGCAATATCCAGTTCGTGAAAGACGGCGAGCGTCTCTCCGGCAGGGCTTCTGCGGACGCAGATTTTGATGCGCTGGAGGACGATGAGGATATCCTGGGCGGCGCGGATGAGGAGCTGCTGGATTACCTTAAGTAAACAGATAAACACAGCTTTTTCGCGTGTGGGTACGGACAGTACCCATGCGCAGCTGCCCAGAGGAACAGCCTCCACGGGGTGGGCAGCGGGCAACGGCCGGATACGGCCGGCAGATGTTCCTTTGGAAACCAGGTAGTTATCAGCAAATATATGGGATGGAGGTGAAACCCATGAAGGAGATCTTGGTTGATATAGAGACATATTCCGAAGTGGATATCCGGAAATGCGGCCTGTACCGGTATGCGATGGACCCCAGCTTTGAAATTCTGCTTATTGCGTGGTCTACGGATACCGGGGCGGGATTTGGGGAAGCGCAGTGTGCTGACCTTGCATCCGGCGACCCATTCCCGGAAGAACTGCTGGAAGCGTTCCAGTCCGGGACGGTGCGCCTGATCGCGCATAACGCCTCTTTTGAACGTGTCTGCTTTTCCATCCACCTGCAGAAGAACTGGCTGGGGCAGTACCTGGCACCAGGCGAATTCCTGTCCCCGGACAGCTGGATCTGCATGATGGTCATGGCCGGCTCATTGGCGCTGCCCCTGGCATTGGAGGATGTTGGCGTTGTACTAAAAACAGCCCAGCGGAAGGATAAAGAGGGCGAGCGGCTGATTAAGCTGTTCTCTATGCCCTGCAAACCGACGAAGTCCAATGGGATGCGCACGAGGAATCTGCCGGAGCATTATCCGGAGGAATGGGCGAAATTCTAAGGCTACTGTATCCAGGATGTGAAAACGGAAGTGGAGATTTACAACCGTCTCCGCCAGTTCCCGATACCAGAGGCGGAGTGGTGGCATTACTGCACCAATGAGCGGATCAATGACCGGGGCGTGAAAATCGACACGGATTTGGTGCAGCAGGCGATTGCCTGTGACCTGATGCTGTCGGAGGCTATGAGTAAAAAGGCATATGAACTGACCGGACTGGAAAACCCGAATTCCGTTTCCCAGCTGAAGACCTGGCTGGAGGGGCGCGGTATCCCGATGGACACACTTGGGAAAAAGGATGTGGCGCAGATGATAGGGGAGCTGGATAAGAACGGTGTGGATGCGGAGGCACTGGATATGCTGAAGTTGCGGCTGCAGATGGCAAAAAGCAGCGTGAAGAAGTACCAGGCGGCAGAACGTTGCGTCTGCCCGGATGGGCGGGCGAGGGGGATGTTTCAGTTCTACGGGGCTTCGAGGACGGGACGATATTCAGGCCGGAATATACAATTGCAGAATTTGCCTCAGAATCACATCTCCACGCTGGATGAGGCGAGGGAACTGGTGAAGCTGGGATGCTTTGACATGATTGAAACCATCTACGGGAACACGCCGGATGTTCTCTCGCAGCTGATTCGCACGATGCTGATTCCGAAGGATGGCTGCGAGTTCATCGTGGCGGACTTTTCCGCTATCGAAGCCCGAGTGCTTGCTTGGGAAGCGGGGGAGGAATGGCGGCTGGATGCTTTCAAGGAAGGACAAGACATCTACTGTGCATCCGCGTCGCAGATGTTCCATGTTCCGGTCGTCAAGCACGGCGTGAACGGGGAACTGAGCCAGAAGGGGAAGGTGGCCGAGCTCGCCTGTATTGCGGAAGGCAGCCTTGTACTGACGGATAAAGGGCTGATCCCGATACAGGACGTAACTTTAGACCACAGACTGTGGGATGGCTGTGAATGGGTATCACACGAAGGCGTGATTTATAAAGGGGGACGTGAGGTGATTGAGTATGAAGGACTTACGGCAACGCCCGACCACCTCGTCTGGATTGCGGGGGAACCGGGGCCGGTACGGTTTGGATTCGCCGCCGCCTGCGGTGTACATCTCTTACAAACCGGAGATGGTGGGAGAGCAATACGGCTGGGTGAAGATTATCAGCCCGGAGAAACGGTGGAACAGGAACTGGAACTCCTGCTATGTGTTGACGGAATGCCAGGGATGCGGAAGTATCCAATGGCAGAACAGGACGAATCTGACAAGAGGTGTTTCCAAAGGATGTCAGAATTGCTCACAGCCGAGGCGGATACCAAGGTGGCTGGATCGGAGGCTAACAGCGGCAAAGCAGAGATGCGAAAATCCCAACGACCCGGAATACCGCAATTACGGCGCAAGGGGGATCAGGTTTGCATTTTCAAGTGTGTTGGAAGCGGGGTTATATCTAATCCGGGAATTTGGAATTCCGGACAGGGCGTTGGAAATCGACAGGATAGACAACGAAGGGGATTATGCTCCGGGGAATCTCAGGTTCGCAACGAGAGCAGAAAATATGGCGAACAGGAGAATTACGGTTTTGAGCCGATACGATCCAGAGTATTGGCCGTATGCGGAAACTGTTGTCAGAAGGAAATTGGCTCAGGGCCTATCGCGGGAACAAATCATCCAGGATGCGGAAACAGCTGTGTTCGAGAAAAGAAAGAATTGGAGGTACATCGAAGCAAGGCTGGAGTTTATGACATACCTTAATCCGTGGAGTTTAATTATTATTTCATGCTGCAATCACTCTGTTTATGCGGTCTGTCGATACTTTTAAAAATATTAACAATATCACCCATTTGGTGATGTTTTCTTTGACAATATTCCATAAGAAAACTTTATGGAGGTAAAGACTATGAGTAAGATTCTGGAACTGAGAAACAAAAGAAACACCCTCTGGGAGAAGACCAAGGCGTTCCTGGAGCAGCACCGCGGGGAGAACGGGCTGGTAGCCGCCGACGCAGTGGAGCAGTACAACAAAATGGCGCAGGAAGTAAAAGACCTGGGCGCGGAGATCGAGCGGCTGGAACAGCAGGCGGAGATTGACGCCCGCCTGGCGGCTCCTACGTCCAATCCGGTCCATGCCAATCCGAAGCAGGGCGCGCCGAAGGATAAGGATACCCGCCCGAAAGCGACGGATGAGTACAAGGCGGCTTTCTGGGACATGATCCGCGCCCGCGGCAGCTACAGCGAGATCCATAACGCCCTGTCCATCGGCCAGGATTCTGAGGGCGGCTACACTGTGCCGGACGAGTTCGAGCGCAAGCTGATGCAGGCTCTGGAGGAGAATAACATCTTCCGCGGCATGGCGACCGTGATCCGCACCAGTTCCGGCACCCGCAAGATTCCCATCGCCCAGGATGACGGCGAGGCCAGCTGGATCGACGAGGGCGAGGAGATCCCGGAAAGCGACACCACCTTCAGCCAGACCATGCTGTCCGCGTATAAGCTGGGAACCATGATCAAGATTTCCAACGAACTGCTGAACGACTCTGCCTTCGACCTGGCGACCTATATCGCACAGCGTTTCG